TTTTTAAAAATATATTGACTTTTTCTATGACTTATGTTATACTGTGGGTACTTAAAGGAGGGCACTGTCATGAAATATAAAATATTACATAATAACATTTTACAAAAAGACGATATAAAATTATATAGAATACAAGCATTAAAATCGTTTTTAGATGTAAAGGAGGGAGATATTGGAGGATTTGTTCAATGTGAAAATAATCTTTCACAATTTGGAAATTGTTGGGTTTATGATGACGCGCAGGTTAGCGGTTATGCTGTAGTGTATAATGATGCAATAGTTAAAGGGTGTGCACGAGTAATGGGTTATTCTAAAGTTCTGTGGAAATCGGTTGTACAAGATTATTCATTAGTACAAGGCCACTCATTAGTTACGGGTTATGCACGTGTAACAGGGCATAGTGTAATATGCGATGATTGTTGTATAGGGGATAATGCAATAGTAAAAAATACTCACATACAAGACGGAGCGATTATTGGTAAAAATGGGGTAGTACAATGTACAAGTGATTATTTATATATTAGAGGGTTAGGCTCTATGAATAGGGCCACTACAGTATATAAAGGTATTAATGGTATTATGGTAATATGTGGATGTTTTATAGGCTCATTGAATGAGTTTAAAAGCAGGGTGCATGAAACGCACTATGGAACAGTTTACGAGAAGGAATATAACGCCTTAATAGATTTAATAAAAATTCATTTCAATATATAATAAAAGAGGTACACATTATAACGTGTACCTCACGGCGCCTAAGAAGGAGAATTACATAAAATGGAAAACGTTGCTTGCGCCTATTTATATTATATCATGAATTTTATAATTGTCAACATTTATATTAGTTTTATAATTTTTCGTACTATTTTTTCTCTAATCTTTTTGGTTTCATAGTACACATTACTTTTGCGTAGATATTTAGATAGAAGTAAAATTAATGAAAAGTCCTTAGAAGCTAGAAGCGAATTATTTGTCATATCATTAGGTGTTAAAGCATATACTTCATTTATATACCCGTCATATTTACTAGATATGATAATCATATTTTTTGTATAATCAAACCATATTCCATATTTTTCTTTATCTATTATAATTATGCCAATACACTTACTACGATTAGATAATTTTTGAATAAAGTTGTTATGCGTGTCGTAGAATGTGCCGTCATTAGCATAATTTCCATAGTCTGTGTTATTTATCATTTTGCTGAATTTGCTTTTAGATTTTGTTTCTTTAACGTTTTGTGGAATTAAAGCGTTTTGAAATAATACATTTTCACTACACCATATTTTACCTTTTGGGACAAACGGAATATTAAATGCAGGGTGTAAATGATATGGATTATAGAATGATGTATTATTTCCTAATAAAAAACATTTAACTCTATCTTCATCCCTATCGATAGTGTGATAAATAGATAGTAATAGCTCAGGCTCATCCCACCCGTTTACATATTGAGAATTATATTTTTCTTCTAATGTATATTCATCAAAGATTAAATTATACACATTTGGAAAACTTTCTTTTTTTATTTTTATTGCCTCCGATAAAGCAATACAATGCGCAATTACTGTATCACCTATTAAGAGCTTATCATGTGTATGTTTAAAAGTGTATGAATAAAATTCATTATGTATTACTTTTTCACAAGCTTTTTTTAAAATATAATTCTTTTTTTCATCTTGTGTTCTAACAATATATACAAATTCTTTATTATGTTTTATACTATTATAGATACTATATTTTAAAGAAGTATATGTTTTTCCTATTGAGCGGGGGCCATTTATAAAATTAAAATTTCTTTATCAGCTCCAACAGGCCGTGCAGCACAAAATCTTGCTGCCAAAACAAATCATGTGGCACAGACAACACATACAATCTTGTTTCTCTCCTTATCTTATAGAGAAAGGTTATTAAATATGCACCAATAGGCAACCAACCCACACACTCATATGTAGCAGTATTTAAACCGTGGTTTCTACATGATGATTGGTACATTTAGATAATAACCTTTAAATATATTGTACCATATTATTCTTTTATTGTAAATAATGTTTCTTCTAATATTACCCCGTTTTTTACCCTTTTAGGAATTAATTTTCCGCTATATTTAGCAGAAGGTGAAAAATTTTCCCAACTAACATTTTTATAACAATTTTTTGGAAGGCCTGCACAAGTTATTTTTAGTTGATTTTCTTCATCCTCAATATAACACTTAGCGCGCAGAAACTTAGCCCTTTTAAAACTGCTTTCATGCTTCCATGCACCGATTTTTACATTATCAATATCAAGATTATTAGGTAATTCATCCCCGATTAAATGTAAACTGTCAGTATCGCTATATATAAAACGCTCATAATTTAGCTGGGCGGATGAAATTGTTTTATGCCTAGCATAAGATGTTATAAAAACAGCAATAGGAATATAGATAGGATTTCTAAATTCCTCAGGATATGGGCGATATTTAACAACACCTTCATCATCAAGATAGGGCTCCTTAGTCTGGATATGAGGATTTAGTCCAAATTTCCCATATAAGGAATTTAGCATTAATTTAGAAATTGTACGCATAGGTTTATTATTATTTATTGTACTTTCACTTTTTATTTTATACCATTTATTAATATAATCTTTGAACAATTCTGTACTCCCCCTAAATTTCCACCCACTAATAAATTTTATATAGGTGATATTATAATGCCTGTAAAAAAGGTCTAAATCTATGTTTGTTAGACATAATGTGATTATATCATCCCCACTATTTTCTAAATATTCCAGATTTCCATATATTGAAGTCTTACTTTGTAAAGTAGGGAGGTAATTTTCTTTTAATTCAAATTGAGCCTCTACCATTTGTACATAAAGGGGATAATCTTTGTCGTTATCATATTTTCCTTTAAAAAAAATTCCCTCTCCATATGGGAGCAGTTGCATCATCATTGCAGGGTAGAGACTGTTTACATCTAATACAATTCCTTTCCCTAACTCTTTATTTTTAAATTTCGGGTTTAAATAGGTGTATCCTCCACGATAAGCCTCTCTAATTTCTTTATCATAATAAGGAATAGGAAACCAATATTTAAAATTTTTAGGCCCTATAATTTGTTTATATTCGTATAGAGCATTACTACCTGTTGTTATTTTAGTTAATCCATTATCAAATAAATATTTTAATCCCTGTGCAACGATTGCGCAGTCTCTATATAAATAACTTAATTCATTTTTATCAAGTTTATACCCTATAGGTCTCACTTTATTGTAATCAATTTCTCCCTTAATCATGGGTAGATTAAATGCGTAAGCTATTTCTTCCACTTTAAAAGGCAATACCTTTAAACTGTCATAAATTCGCACACCCTTTTTATGTTTGTTTCGTCCTTTAAAATTAATGTTAAGACTATAAAATTGCCCTTTATCATTAACTAGCACACTAAAACTTTTACCGTCTAATTCGTTAGTATTTTTTATACATTTATAGCCGTTACGTAGTAGCCATGAGATTATGAATTCCCCATCAAATTTTAAATTATGGAAATAAAGTTTTGTAGTATTATCTGGTAATAACTTACACCACTCGATAAAATCCTCAATAGATAACCCATAATAAAAATCGTTTAGATTATATATATTACATGCACCAAAAGCCCAAACTCGGCAGTCAGATTTATTTGTTGTTGTTTCAAAATCACACGAATAATAAGTCATAGACTAGCTCTATCTAATTGGGCATTGATTGTATTAATTTTCTCATCTCTTTCGACTAAACTATAAATATAGTGTATATCCATTGAGGGATTTTCATAATAAAATTTTACTAATTCATCAGCAGGCATATTTTTTATTCTGTTATAAGTTTCTTTATAGTTATCTCCACCACGCAATTTATTTCGCATTGCATTTAAATAATTTTTTTTAAATTGCTCGTTTCTATCGCTATAATAATTGGCCCTACTCCTTTTAATGATAGCTCTGCGTAATTTATTAAATCCCTTTTGTGTAAAATATTCTGGATGAAATTCGCGTTCAATTAAGTTATTTTCTTGTATAGTCCCCATAGTACCAGTTTCAGGCGAAATATTATATTTACTTCTTTCTTTACGCGTGATTAAATTTGCACGTCTATTAAGGATTGAAAGTTCGCGTAATTCATAATCAGTAGTCTTTACACCGCCACTAGTTGTTACATATTTTAAATCTTTTTTATTTAAAAATCTATTAATTCTATTCATTAATAAATTATATTCTCGTCTCGTAGTAATATTTTTTCTTTCTATTTTTGTGTTAAGCGCAGGCGGTAAAAATTCTTTAAATTCAGGGTTCTTTTTAGCAATTCGCTGGCGTTTACGATTATATCTATTAATTTGCTTTTTTAAATTAGCAATATCCTTTTCACGCCATTTAATATTAGCCATAATAAATACCTCCTAGAATAAAAAGGGGAGGTAATACCTCCCTCTTATCTTAATTAAAATGGGAGTGAAAACTGTGCTTCATCGTTAGGCTTATTGCTTTCTTTTTGCGTGTTATTAGAAGCTTTATGTAGTAAATCAATGGTGTCCGCTCTTACACTTATTCGTGTCACATTATTTTTTGTATAGGTATGCAATTCTCCACTTACTAGAATGTAGTCGCCTTTAGTTAAGTATTTAGAGTAATTAAGCAACCCTTGTTTAGATGAAATGCAGTCAAAAAATTCTGCTGACCTTGTACCGTCGCTATCATTATAATTATTTTGAACAGCAACGCTAAATAATAAAATATCTTTATTCGTATTTGTTTTTCTTATCTCGGGGGCTTTTGTTAATCTACCGCAAAAAGTAAAATTATTGTACATTTTTATTCTCCTTTATTTTCATTAAATTTGTTATGTCACTATCTGATAAAGTTAATGTATATCTTAAATACTCATAGCCCATATATCCAGTATGGCGCTTTAATTCCCTTACTTTTGGGAGATTAAATGAATAAATTATATCATTTTTGATTTTATCATTTTCTTTATAGATAATTGATATTTTATATAGTTTTATATTTTTCATTTTTACACCTCCTTTCTTATAAAAATTATACAATTTTTCAAACTGAATGTCAATAACTTTTATATTGACACAATCATTAAATAATGCTATGATTATTATATAATAATAAAGGAGGGCTATTAAGTTGACTGTCAATGACATAATTACACTTATTTCATCTGTAGGATTTCCGATTGTGTGTTGTGGTGTTCTATTTTGGTTCATGTACAAAGTAAATAAACAGCATTCTGAGGATATGCAAAGAATAACTGAAACGATTAACGAAAATACGGAGGTATTAATCAAATTAGCTGAAAGATTGGGTGAGGATATCGATGTATAACGGTATTGATGTTTCAAAGTGGCAAGGTAAAATAAATTGGAGTAAAGCAAAAAAGTCTATAGATTTTGCTATTATTCGCGCAGGGTACGGAAAGGGAAACGTAGATGAATACGCTAATTACAATATAGAACAATGTGAAAAATATAAAATCCCTTACGGGCTTTATTGGTTCTCCTATGCATATAATAAGGATATGGCGGAACGTGAAGCAGATTATTTATTGCGAGTAGTAGGCTATCATAAACCAGAATATCCACTGTATTTTGATTTTGAATATGATAGTGTTGACTATGCTAAAAAAAATGGTGTGAATGTAACTAAAACATTACTAAAATCTATGGCTACAAGTTTTTGTGAACATTTAGAAAAAAATGGATTTTATGCGGGTATATACACAAATGAAGATTATATAAAAAATAAATACCCCTCAGAGATATTTGATAGGTTCGACTTATGGTATGCTAGATATAATACAGAGCCTAATAGAGATGTTAATTTATGGCAAAAATCTTCAACAGGTAAAATTTCCGGTATTAATGGAAATGTGGATTTAGATGTTGCGTATATAGATTTCCCGTCACTTATGAAAGAAAAACATTTAAATGGTTGGTAAAATATGGCTGATTGGGTAGGCGGAAATTTTTATCTTACAAGGCAACAAATGGAAATGAATGCCACTTACTGTTATGGCTGGTTTAATGCAAACGGGTGGAGTTTAAATGCTATCTCCGGGATGTTTGGAAATATGCAAACAGAAAGCGGAATTAATCCGGGGATATGGGAAGATTTAAACGAGGGCAATTTAAAGGGAGGATTTGGTCTTACGCAATGGACCCCTGCATCTAAATATCTGAATTGGGCGAATGAACGAGGGTTGGATTATACCCAAATGGATAGTAACTTAATGCGGATAGAATGGGAAGTTGCAGAGCATGAACAGTGGATATCAACATCAACTTATCCAATGAGTTTTGAAGAATTTAAAACGAGTGAGGCTGACCCCTATACTTTAGGGATGACTTTTTTATATAATTATGAGCGGCCTACTGATTTAAACCAACCGTTTAGAGGTACTCAAGCTCAAGAATGGTATAAATATTTGAGTGGGGTTGACCCGCCTGACCCACCCGGGCAGTTGCATAAAATGCCATTTTATTTTTATTTGAAAAGGAGGTATATTTAATTGGTAAAGAAAAGTGAGGACATTATTTTAAAGCTAAAAGAAATTTTAGGCGATAGAAATGATGATGATGTATTAAGTGTGTATGAAGATATACAGGATAGTATTTCGACTACCGACAACACTTCAACTTATGAGGAACGCATAAGACAAATTAGTGAAGATTGGGAGACAAAATATAATGATTTGGACGATTATTGGCGCACTAAATACACAAGTAGATTTTTTACTACTCCGGACGAAGTAGTAGAGAGGCATGAAGAAGATACAAAATCTGAAGAGGAATTTGTAACATTTGATGAATTATTCGATGAAAAGGAGGGTGTATAAATGCCGAAAGCACCAACAAAAACTAATTTAACAGCAAACTCTGCACAGATATTAAATGCCATTCATGACAGTGCTACAGAGACATACAGAAGTATGGTTCCTAGAGCAAACAGCGAAGATATTGCTTCTATTAAAGAGATTGGCAATATCGTAATGAATTATACAGCGTTAACAAATGAATTTTTAACAGCGCTTTATAATCGCATTGCAAGGGTTATTATAACATCAAAAACATATTATAACCCGTGGGAGATATTTAAAAAGGGCCTTGTGGAATATGGTGAAAGCATAGAGGAAATTTTTGTAAATATTGCAACGCCTCATCAGTTTGACCCATCTGTAGCTGAAACTAATTTTATGAAACGGGAAATTCCTGATGTTAGAAGTGCGTTCCATACACTTAACTATCAGAAATTCTATAAAGACACAATAAGTGACGACCAGTTAAGACAGGCATTTTTATCATGGGAAGGAATTACAGACCTAATCGCAAAGATAGTCGATAGTATGTACACCGCTGCTAATTATGATGAGTACCAGACTATGAAATATTTGCTTGCAAGGTCAATTTCAAATGGATATTTTAAGCCTTATACTCTACCAGACGATAGTGCTACAAATATACAGGGCGTTGTATCCACAATTAAAGGCGTTTCTAATATGCTAGAGTTTTTAGGAACTGACAATAATATGGCAGGTGTTTATACGAACACTTTAAAGGATGACCAGTTTGTTATAATAGATGCTAAATTCGAGGCACGTATGGGTGTAGAAGTGCTTGCAACTTCTTTTAATATGGATAAGGCTGAATTTATGGGCCATAGAATTCTTATTGACGGATTTTCAACTTTAGATGATAATAGACTACAAAAGTTATTTGCCGACGACCCATTTAACACGTATACACCTCTTACTGAGGAAGAAAAAACTGCATTGTCTAAAGTGCCGGCTGTAATCGTGGATAGGAATTTCTTTATGATATTTGATAATTTCTATAAGTTTACAGAAGATTATAACGGTGAAGGGTTATATTGGCAGTATTGGTACCAGGTATGGAAAACATTCTCTGTATCACCTTTTGCAAATGCTGTATTGTTTGTAGATGCTGACCCGACGGTAACGGCTGTAACTGTTTCGCCCTCTGCGGCAACTGTAACGCAGGGACAGGGTATCCAGCTATCCGCTACTGTAACTGGTACGAATTTCCCGCCTAAAGGCGTAACATGGAAAAGCAATGTAGCAACTACAACCGTTGATGCTAACGGCTATGTAAGTGTATCTACAGGGGGAACAGCGGGGAAAGTAACCATAACAGCAACATCTGTTTATGACCCTGAAAAGAGTGGAACCGCTACAATTACAACTGTTGCACCTACTGTATAAAATGTCTAGGAGGTAATAAAATGGTTATTGAACCAAACACAACTATAAGAGTGTTGCATGATGTACCATTAGATAATACATACAACGATACAATATATTTTTCAAGTTTAAGTGCGCAACTTTCGTTTTTCAATTCTAAAACAAAGTTTAGCTTAAATGATTATACATACCAGCGGAATGATGAGGCTATAATGGTTGGAATTAATTCCGAAAAACTTTATGATTGTAACTATATAATGTATCAAAATACTGCTTTTGGAAATAAATGGTTTTATGCTTTTATTACCTCCGTTACATATGTAAACAATGACACTTCCCGGATTACTTTCGAAATAGACGATATTCAGACATGGTTTTTTGATTTCACTTTAAAAGAATGTTTTGTGGAGCGGGAACATAGTGTTACAGACGTAAGAGGGGAAAACCTTGTTCTTGAAAATATCGATTTTGGCCCGGTTATTTGCTATGATAGTGTAAGAACGTCATGGTTTAATAGTTGGTCTTTAATTATTGCTTATGCTAGTGAAATATCTGAAATTACGAATCCAATTATTACAGGGTTATTTTCCCCAATTAAATATTTTTCTGCACCTCTCAATTCTAGTACTGATGTTAAGAACGCCCTAAAATTAATAGAAGGATTGAAAACTGACAGTATTATTTCAATATTTTTAATGCCAACAGAATTTGCAAAGTTACCTGACGAAAATGTTAGAGAAAAGGGCTTTATTTTAAGTGGGCAAAATAATATTGGGGGTAATTATACACCTCGAAATAAAAAACTTTTATGCTATCCATATAATTTTATAGGTGTAACCGTAGACGGCAGGAGTGCAACCTACAGATATGAATGGTTTGAAGATTATAATAATTGCACATTTGATATTGACGGGATTATTAACTGTAATGCTGAAATTGCTGCTATACCCTTAAATTACAACGGATTTGATAAAAATATTGTAGAAAAAATTTCGATGAAAGCGTTTCCTCAAGTCCCCTATACTTTAGACTATTATAGGGCATGGTTAGCACAAAACGGTGCTTCGTCATTTGTAGGGTATATTGGAAGTGTTGGGAGTATTGCATTAGGCCTATTAAGTGAAAATCCTACTGCGGTTATTGGTGGAGCTCTCGGTTTAGGCTCATCTATCGCAAATGAATTAGAGGCATATAACGCGCCTAACCAAGGACGGGGAAGCTCTAGCGGTTCAGATGTAGATGTTGCCCTAAATTTAAAAGATTTTTATTTTAAGCGTATGCAAATTACAGTTGAATATGCTAAAATATTAGATGATTATTTTGATAAATACGGCTACCAAACAGACCGTGTAAAAGTCCCGAACACACATTCAAGACCCCAATGGAATTATGTAAAAACAAGAGATTGTTCAATTACCGGTTCTATCCCAGTTGATGCAATGGCTCATATTAAGTCTATACATAATAATGGGGTAACTTATTGGAAAAATGGAAATAATGTTGGGAATTATTCTTTAAATAACCAACCTTAAAGGGGGATAATATGAAAAGAAAATATGATAGGTGGGACAGCGCAATAAGAAATAATAGAACATACGATTATTATTTTTATCGATTAAGAGATTTGGCGATTAGCCGATATAAATGGCATAATTTGCCAGATAGTGTGGATGAAAGGTTTTTAGAATTATGCCTATTTGATAAAGGAATGTGTGTATTTTTTAAAGATGAAGTTTTAAATTATCTCTGCTTAAATGTTGCTATTTCCGGCCAGTTAAATGTATATAATTTGCCTACTAAACGGCGCGCATATGCAACTACAGGGTATAACAAAAACCTAAATTATGATGATAGTGTCATTATCTTTAATAACTTTTCACATACCCCTAGTATTGCGGATATCCATTATTTTTGTGATAAACTATATTTAATAGATAGGACAATCGACATTAATACTAATGCACAAAAAACACCTATTCTATTATTATGTAATGAAAAACAAAGACTTTCTTTAAAAAACTTTTATATGAAATATGACGGGAACGAACCGTTTATTTTTGGCGATAAAGCATTTAGTGATTTTAATGAAATTAAGGCTTTAAATACAGAGGCAAAATTCAATGCATTAGATTTGTATGAATTGAAAAAAAGATATTGGAACGAAGCTTTAACATATTGTGGAATAGATAATCTAACAGTAGATAAACAAGAACGCGTAATCAGTGATGAAGTGCAATCTTCAATGGGTGATGTGGTTGCCCAAAGATATGTAGGCTTAAGCGCAAGACAACAGGCGGCTGAACAAATAAATAGAATGTTTGATTTAGATATATCTGTTACAATGAGGTCTACAAATTCATATCAAAATGACACGGGGGTTGTTGAAGATGAGCAAGTATACGACTGAAATAAGATTTATATGTGAAAGTAAAATAGGGTTTTCATCATCGTTAGGATATAATTCTGTGAATGATATTGTGAAACAAGCCGCACCAATTATTTTTAATTTTGACTTCCCTATATTTGACGAAACATACCGTACTCCTTTAGAAATAAAAATATTAAAACATTTTTATACTAGGGAAATAGGGTTTGAAACTTTTGGATTGTTTCAATTAAACTTAGATACTCTTTTAAATGAATTAATGCCGTATTATAACGAGCTATATAAAAGTGCTTTATATGAGTTTAACCCTCTTTATAATGTGGATATAATCACTGAACATGTTCTTGAATATAAAGGAAAACAAAATAGTGATAGCTCTACGACTGAAAATTTAAAAAACACTGAAACAAATGGGGGTAAAATAACAAATACCACTAATGGAAATAGTAACCAAAAACGCAATGAAAATGGCGTAAATACACTAGGTACTAATTCTACAGATTTATATAGTGACACACCTCAGGGTAGTATCACTAATTTAGAAAGTAATCGTTATTTAACTAATGCCCGAAAAATAACAAATGGGGGTAGTAACGAAAACGACGTTAATATAACGGATAATATAACTACCAATAACCAAAATGTTGAAAATAGAGACACTATATCAACAAGCGTGGGGGATAATAGTTTACAAACAATAGGACTAAATTCTATTGATAATTTAGAAAAATATATAGAACACGTCAAAGGAAAACAGGGGGACAGCTCTTTTGCTTCATTAATTAATGAATTTAGAAGTACACTTATAAATGTTGATAAACTTCTAATTGATGAGCTTGAACCGTTATTTTTTACACTTTGGTA